TTAAGGCGCAGTGGCCTGAGGATATCTTTGAGTAGGTAAGGCTGGCTGGGCGGTGCATAGTTGTTTGGTATCTATTTCTTTTATAAACTCTCTAAAATCATAAACTTGATCTTTATGAGAAGGGCTATGAATTAGAATCGTAAGCCGTTTACATATATGAAACCAAGTTTACAATTTCATTGTGACACTACGGGCGGTGTCAGCTATTATGAGTAAAGTAGAAAATATCATCCAAGATTTGAGTAGAAGAAAAGCTTCTGTTGCCTGTGAGGGCAAGGGAGGACTTAGGATGTATCTCTCTGATCTTGGTTTTATAGATGTCCCAGGGAAAACCCCCGGACACCGAGTTTTCACACACAAATTGCTCAGTAGTGAGTCTGATTTTATATCATTTTCAATAGATTGCGGGCATCGCCCCAAGCGTGAGATGAAAACGCCATATGTTTTAAAAACTGTTAAAGTTTTAAAGACTTATCAGGAATTGTTAGAAAAATATGAGGGCGAAAACTATGCGTGACGCCGAAGAGTATACCATCTCTGTTCGAGTTGAATTAATTGATGGAGAGAGGGTGTATGTCGCCAGAGTCGACGAACTTCCTGACGTAGAAGAGTATGCTGACTCTTATGAATTTGCTCGTGAGCTTGCGCTGGATACAATACAGACAACTCAGGCTTATTTTTCCGAGAATGGGATGAGATTCCCCGAGCCAAAGAATTTTGTAAATCAAGATGTTAGTGGTCGCGTTACTCTTCGCCTCCCTAAATCCGTGCATGCAAATTGCATTGTTAACGCAGAAAAGGAAGGCGTCAGCCTCAATTCATATATTTTAACGTGCATAACATCCTATCGGCCATTGCAGGATTCCAGCGTCAGGGCATCATTTTTCGAGGATTTGAAGAAGAGTATATTAGCTTTGTCCGCACCCAAGGAAAATGCGAATTTGATTAGTAATTCTGCTTTTGCCTATTCCAAAAAAGGACATTTTAATGTTGTGCTGAGTAGCACTGATGCGGAGGAATATGAGCTTCGAACATTTAACGCACAAAGTGCTTTTAGAGGTCTTCGCTTCCAAAAACTGGACAATGCATCGCCATGTTAAAATTCATGAACAGTTTTGAATTGCAGGCAATTAGTACCAATAAGCAATTCATAGATTTCACTCAAGCGGCTATCCCTAAGGATGAAAATCTCAATCTGGGTTTCAGTCTTCAGATGGGGATGGATGATAATCAAGATGATAATAAATGTAGTTTGATTCTAGGGTGCCAAAGCCAAGTAAATGATATCCCTGAGGGGAATGACAACCCCCTTAACCTCGAAATTGCCATCACTTACCACTTCGCTGTCACGGACCCTGGCGCGTTTTTTGAAGTGAATAGTGAAACACGAGCAGATATTTTATCCAATTTGGTTTATTTAGATTTTAGGCGAAAATTATCCTTGGCTTTTGCCAGCGTAGGTCTTGCAAGCATTCGATTCCCACTGAGCATTGCGAAGCTAAAGGCCATGTCTTAAGCTTTCCCCCGGCCACCGCGCCGGGTTTTTTATTGCCTGCTAGTCAATCGCAGCACTTCCCTTTCGCACGATCTCTGCCTCATCCCTGTTAACACCTTTTCCAATCACGTTCCCCGTCTCATTTCGGTACTGCTCCAGCTTTTCAACGACCGCTTCCTGCGTTATCGGCTGATTGGCGAGCGATAGCTCCATAATTGCCCGCCCCATAGCTTTAACCATCATGCTCACGCGATCCTCGTCCAGATTCATAGCGCTTTCCCCGCTCAGATTTTGACCATCACAAGCTAACACAGGTGGATTGATAAGGCATTTACAGAAATAAATAGCCTTATAAATCATAACCATCAAAACCGCG